AGCACTAGTCTTAAACAAGTAGAAAAGTTTATGGCTAATGTTGATGAAGAACAAACACAACAAGAAAGTGAAGCAGTAACAAAAAATGTAGATGAAATTGTAGAGGCTTTACAAGAGCAAGGTGAGTTTAAATTTAACCTACCTTCATTACAACGAGCAACAAACGGTATTGGTCGTGGTAACTTTATGATTATATTTGCAAGGCCCGAGACAGGTAAGACTGCTTTTTGGATTAGCCTTGTTGCTTCCCCTCATGGGTTTGCATGGCAACAAAAAAAAGTTTCTATATTTGCTAATGAAGAACCGGCAATAAGAACTCAAATGAGATTGCTTAATGCTTCTACAGGATTACAACGAGGTAATATTCTTAATGGTAGTAGAGAATTAGCAAAACAAAAATGGTCCAACATAAGTCCTTACATAGAAAATTTTGATTGTGTAGATAAAACTATTAATGACTTAGATGAATATTGTTCTACTAATGATGTAGATATTTTAATTATAGACCAACTAGATAAAATAAATGTAGAGGGTAAGTACAATGCCACACATGAAAAGTTAAGAGAAGTATATAGACAGGCTAGAGAATTAGCAAAGAGACATAACATATTAGTTATTGGAATGTCCCAAGCTTCAGCAGAAGCACAGGGTAGGTCAAGAGTTACATTTAGTGTTATGGAAAATTCTAAGACAGGAAAATCAGCAGAGGCAGATGTCATACTAGGGTTAGGTAAAGAAGATGAAATAGAAAATTATTTAGATGATTGTATTAGATTTGTTACATTATCTAAAAATAAACTAACAGGTGACCATGCTGAGTTTGAAGTAATACTTAGGCCAACAATATCAAGATACGCAGAAAGGAACTAGATGATTACAGTATTAGATATAGAAACAACTTTTACAAAAGACGGGGACCCCTCACCATTTAATCCAGATAATAGATTAGTTAGTGTAGGTATTAATGATGAATACTATTTTTTTTATCATACAGATTTATTTGAAAAGACAATGATTACTGATAGTAAAAAAGCAGTTCAGGATATATTAGATAAATCAGATTTAGTGGTAGGACATAATTTAAAATTTGATATGTCATGGTTGTATCAATGTGGGTTTACTTATAATAGAAAACTTTATGATACAATGTTGGGTGAATACATAATCAATAGAGGTGAAAAAAAATCTGTGTCTCTAAAAGAATCTTGTAGACGAAGAGGTATAAGTTTAAAGTCAGATATATTATCCACATACATGAATGAGGGATATGGTGTAGAACAAATACCCATGCCTAAACTAGAAGAGTATGGAAAACAAGATGTAAAAATTACAAAAGAATTATATGAATCACAAATAGAATCATTTAATAATCATGCTAATTCTAATCTAATACCAACAAGAGATTTAATGAATGATTTTCTACGGGTCCTAATAGATATGGAAATGAATGGTAACTATGTAGATAATGATAAATTAAATATAGTAGAAAAAGAATTAAAAGAAGAATACTATAAACTAAAAAATAAAATAGATAAGATTGTCAGTCAAACTATGGGTGATACTAAAATTAACTTATCATCCACAGAGGATTTATCTAAAGTTATATACTCAAGGAAGGTGCAGGATAAAAAACAATGGGCAGAACTATTTAATATTGGTATAGATAAAAGAACTAAAAGACCTAAAAGAAGACCAAGAATGACAGACAGAGAGTTTCAAAATTTAGTTTCTAAATATACAGATACTATTTATAAAACTGTAGCTAGTAAATGTGAAAATTGTAATGGTGTTGGATTAGTTAGACATACAAAAGTAGACGGCACACCTTTTAAAAATATGTCCAAGTGTCCTAAATGTAAAGGTGAGGGTATGTTGTTTTTAGAAACAGAGGCCAAAGCAGGTTTTGGTTGGAGTCCTAGAACTATACATGACGCAGCTCAAGGTGGTTTTAAAACAGATAAAGATACACTACAAAAAATTTCTGTGTTTGCAGAAGGTACATTAAAAGAGTTTGTTGATAGTATTACAAGATATAGTGCAGTAGAAACTTATTTAAATACTTTTATAACAGGAATAAAAGATAATACTAGAGAGGATAGTATACTACATCCTTCTTTTAATCAACATATAACTACTACGGGCAGACTTTCTAGTTCAAAACCTAACTTCCAAAACATGCCAAGAGGTGATAAATTTCCTATTAAAAAAGCTATTACATCTAGATTTCATAAGGGTAAAATTATAGAAGTAGATTTTTCACAGTTAGAATTTAGAGTTGCTGCTTTTTTATCGCAGGACAAACAAGCCATGAGTGATATAGAAAATGGTGTTGATGTTCATCAAATAACTGCAGACATCATAGGTTGTGATAGACAAAGTGCAAAAGCACATACCTTTAAACCTTTGTATGGAGGCATGTTAGGTAAGAAAAAAGAAAAAGAATATTATCAAAAGTTTTTAGAGAAGTACGAGGACATTGCAGAGTGGCATAGAAAGTTAGAAGATACTGCAATAAAATCTAAAATAGTAAGACTACCTAGTGGTCGAGAATATTACTTCCCTAATATCTATAGAAGAAAAGACGGCAGTAGTACTCAATCTACTGCAGTTAAGAACTATCCTGTTCAAGGATTTGCCACAGCAGATATAGTTCCTATAGCGTGTATTAATGTGTGGAACTTATTGAAAGAAAACAATATGAAAACATTATTAATAAATACTGTACATGATTCTGTGATACTAGATGTACATCCAGATGAATATAAACAAGCCATAGATTGTCTAAATAAAGGATTTAGTGGTATAAAAGATTCACTAAAAGAAAGATTTGATTGTGATATAAATGTCCCACTAGACTTTGAAATAAAAAAAGGGGACAACTGGCTTGACTTATCCACAGACTTGTGATACAATATAAGTATATTAAGGAGGCATTATATGTCGAATGAACTAAGTAACTTAGATAGTTTATCTAGTGATAAGATAATGGCTATGGTTGGTCAAGACGCAGATACCGGTGGCTCATCTTTACCTAGACTATCTATTAACTACGAAGCCGAAGATAGTGACGGCAACGCTATAAAGCGTGGCTTGTACAAAGTAGAAGGTACAAGCAAAGGTACTGTGTATGCAGAGAAAGTTTCTTTTAGACCTTTCTTAAATACATTTCAATACAAAAAATATGATGAAGAAAATGAAGACAATAATTCAAAGTCTGTCATGTTTAGAAGTTGGTCAGATTCAAAGATAGATACCAACGGAACGGAATCATGTGGAAGTGTACCCAAAGCAGAACGAGAAAATTTAGACCCTGTCGGTAAGATAGAACAGGATAAAATTACTTGTTATAGAAATGTCTTTGGTGTTGTGTCGATAAAAGGTAAGTCTTCAAAAGGTGAAGAAATAACCTTGACAAGTGAGCCTGTATTATATAGAGTAAGAGGTGTAAACTTTATGCCCATAGGAAATATGTTGCAAAGTTTATCCAAAAGAAATAAGATAATGTATAATACTGTGTTAGAATTTGACGGCACAGAAAAGCATACAAAAGGTAGTGTTACATACTTTGTTGCTAAAATAAAAGATGGTAATAAAGATGTAAAGTTTTCTGATTCAGACAAAGAAATACTAAAAGAATTTCTAGAATTTGTGGAGGCAGAGAATAGCTATGTAAAAGAAGAACATAATAAAGCTAAGAAAGGACATACTACAGAACAAGATATATTAGACGATGAAATCGTGGAAGAAATAACATCTTGACTTTCTTAGAAGAAGTAAAATCTTTGTTGTCACAGGCTCAACGAAAGCCTGTGGCAATACCTAAAGAAGTATTAAAATTATTTCTTAAAGATTGTAAAGACGCAGTAGAAAAACAATTTACTCAAGAGAGGGAATCAGAGTTTAGAATTAGAATGTCTAGTATTGGTAAACCACTTTGTCAATTACAAATGGAAAAGAAATACTCCGGTGGTAATGCTATACAATCTTATGAAAATTATAATAATAAATTAAAGTTTTTATTTGGTGATATATTAGAAGCTATAGTAGTTATGTTATTAAGAACTACAAAAGCTAATATACAAGGTGTACAAAAAGATGTCAAGTATAAAACAAAATGGTTTGACATGAAAGGTACATATGATATTATTATAGATGACAAAGTTTATGATATTAAATCAGCTTCACCTTTTGCATTTGATAAAAAGTTTGGTGAGAGTGGTGGTGGATTTGATAAGGTTGCTAAAGATGATGTGTTTGGATATTTAACACAAGGATATTTATATTCCGAAGCAACAAAGAAACCTTTTGGTGGTTGGATAGTTATTAATAAAGCTACCGGTGAAATATTATTAAGTGAACCTCCACAAGATGATTCTCAATATAGAAAAGAGGCAATAAAAAAAGCTTTAGATAATACTAAAGCACTAATGGAAGATAAACCTTTTGAAAAATGTTTTGAATTAGAAGAAGAAATGTTTTACAAAAAACCTACGGGTAATAAAATATTAGGAACTGTATGTTCATATTGTCCTTACAAACAAAAGTGTTGGGGTGAAAATATACAGTACTTACCACAACAACAATCAAAAGCATCTAATCCTAAATTTGCTTGGTATGTAGAAATAAACAATCCAAAAGAGGTAATTCAACATGAAGCATAACGCTAATTTTAAATATGATTTAGAGTGGGGAAAACAAGGTGAGACTGTTGTAGGTGAGATACAACAAGGGGAAAAGACTGAAGTAAAGTCTGAAAGAGATAAGTGGATTAAGACGGGTAATCACTATTGTGAATATCAAAGTAGGGGAAAAGAGAGTGGTATTAAAAAAACACAGGCAGAATGGTGGACTATAAATTTTTATAGTGGTGATAGATTTTGTTTTAACATAACATTAAAAACAAAAGATTTAAGAAGTATTATAAATAAAAATAATTTCAACAAAGTCCCCGGTGGAGATAATAATACATCTTGGGGTTATTTAATACCTATAATAAAACTAATTGACTTTAATAATTATGGTGGTAAAGAATGAGTACATTAAAAGAAATGGAAGCACAAGTATTAAAAGTAAAAGAAAGAAGCAGAGAAAGATTAAAAATTATTAATCAGTTAACAGAAGAAAATAAAGAACTAAGAATACAAAATAAATTTTTAGTTGATAGATTAGAAGTTTGGGCAGAAAGAAATTTTACTGAACGACAAAAGAATATTAATATGACAGTTGATGAAGTTGTAGAACAATCTAAAAATAAAATGGATTACAAAAAAGAACAAGAGTTAGCTAAGACTGTGGATGAGGTAAAAGAAAGAGTTATGACTTTAGATACAAAAGGCATATCTAAGGGAGAAGAAAATGAGAATAGTTAAGGACCCTTTTACAGGAGACTTATTACTGTCTTTAAATTCTTTTGAATCAAAGCAAGTAAAAGACAAAGGGTTTGTAAAGATATCTACCGGAATAAATTTTTTTGGTAGTTTAAAATTATTGCATGATGATTTGTCTGCAATAATAACAGAAGAACTAAAAAATATACAATTAAATAAGGAGAAAAAACAACATGAAAAATTACTTGATAAGTAGTGAGTTGCTACAAAATGTAATTAAATATATGTTTACTAGACCCTATGGTGAAGTGCATACATTAATTACAGGCCTAGCACAATTACAGGAAACATCAAATGAATCCGGACAAAAACAAGAAACAAAGAAAGTTTGATTTTGTAGCAAACCTAATTAATTACTCTATTAATCTCAATCGAGATAGTGATATCCAAATAGATTACTCTTTTATTAAACCAAAAGACTTCATAAAAGAACTAAACGAATACAACGAAAAGAACCCTCGCTATTTAAAAAAAGGTAGAAAGAAATTAAATGGTGAGGCGTTTGAAGTAGAGGGTATTAATATAAGAGAATATCCTTACACACACAATATAGCTTCTTTAATAGAATATTGTGTACATGAAATAGATAAATTAAATAAAAAGGTAACTCGATTTGTTAATGGTATGGGTTAACGAACACCTGCTCTTCTAGCAGCCATTTCTGCAGATAAAGGTTTGTCTGAAACCTTATTAACTTTGAATGTTACATATTCATTTACTGCTGAGTTTATAACATCATCAGTATAATATTTTTCCCAACCTGTGGGTGAACCATCCTTTTTCACTTGATTTTCTACTTCTACAAACGCTTTAGCAAAAGCACTAACTTGTTTTTTATCAGAAAAATCTATAGTATCTTGGTCTAAACCATACTTTTTAAATTTTTCTTTATAAATATTATACTTCGTGGGGAATCTTTTTTCACCATTGACTATTTCAGGTTTAGCATAATTTTCTATGATTTCGTTTAGATTATTAGTTTTATATCTTTCTGCTTGTTCTATCATTTCTATAATACCTTTAGTTGGACTACTATATTTTCTATATGCAAAGTCACCCATGTAATAATCTTTACCTTGTTCATATCCAAGTTCACTTGCTTTTTTTATAATTTGTTCTTTTGACAAACCATCTTGATTAAAAGGTAACTTTACATTTCCGGGATTATTATTTTTAAAATACTCCCTTATAGCCAATAATGTATTATTCATTATTTCTTTACTAGACTTCCACCAAAATAGAGACCTACTATCGCTGACATTAGATGTGTATCTAGTGGTGTTATCACTAAACCTAAAAACTCTTTGTCCATTAATACTTCTTTCTTCTCTATTAAGAATAAGAACCCTTGAGTAAACTCCGTCCATGTCAGTATAACCGGAGTGTTGAATAACACTGGCACTAACTTGGGCCAAGCTATAATAAAAAAAACTGCAGTCAATGCAATAATTCTTCTGGTCCATTGGAAACCTTTGTTATCATATGTTCTAGCTTTTTCTATAAAAGACATTTGAGACTCTGCTCTAGCTAATAACATCTTTTGTTCTTCTTGTTTTGCTTTAATACTTTGGCCCCATATGGACATAAATCCACCTAGTAGGCTAGAGCCTAGCATTGTAATCATTTCTACTGGTAATCCACCTAACATTATTTATCCTCCGTTAACTAAATATATCATGCAACCCATCAAACCATCTAAATGCATATGGGTCATCGCCTTGTAATCTACCAAAATAAATCATCTGTAATTGTTTTACTCTAGTTTTAACTTTTGCTACTTTCTTTTTGTATTCTTGTCTATCTATCTTTTTATTTTTATAATCTTTTTTTAAGTTAGATAGTTTCTTTTTTTGTTTTCTTAAATCATTTGATAGTTCTATCTTCTTAGATTTTTTTAAAGTCTTTACACTTTTGTTACTTACTTTAAAACCAAAAGAATTAAATAAAGCTTCTAGTTCTGATTGTTGTACTCTGTAAGGAGACTTGTCACCTTTTCTTGCTCTTTCTAATTTTATTGCAGAATAAGAACCGGGAAGATAAGGGAAGTTAGGAATTAATTTTTTACCAAACATTCCAAAAGCTTCTGCTGTTTCTTCTACCCATCCACCGTCACCTCTGTTTGCAGCTTTCTGTCCTGTAAATAAATCATATCCTATCATAGACATTATAAAATCACCACCAACACCAAAAGAAGGCTGTAAAGGTTCAGGTAAAAATGGCACAGGATTTTTACCATCCATACTTAACACGTCACCACCCGGAAATAATCTACTAATATTTACAAATTTAGGTCTACCATTTTTGTCTTTCATTGGTATTCTAATTGTTTTCTTAGGCATGAAAGGTAAATCTAAAATGTTACCTGCTTCATAATCAGGTAGTAATGCTCTTTCTTTTTTAGCTTCTTCACCACCATACATTCCTTCTAACTGTGTTAGTCCTGCTCCTAATACTGCATACTTAACATATTTTGTTGGTCTTAATACTGCAGTTTCTACAAGTATAGGAATCATTCTATAAGTAAAAGAAATAAAAGGTGTCATAGAATTTCTTAATGCATTAATAGCAGGTGCTTGTATATCATAATCTATGAATTGTTTTCTTGCAAACATTGCAGCATCTTCATAGCTATCACCCATTTTAATTCTATGCATAAAAGCATTTAATCTAAATACATGGTCCTCTACTTTATACCATCTTTCTAAGGTATCTGTAATATCATTATTTCTAACTTTTTGAAAAATGTTTTTTGCAAATCCTACAGCAGTAGACCATTCTGTTTGTTCGCCTTTAGAACTATAAATACCTGCAAGTTTTTCTATTTTAAAATTTTTTATTTCTTGTCTTAAAAAATCTGCATCTAAAACGCCATGTAGTTTTGCAAGTTCTACTATATCAGAATTTTCACCTACACCATTTGCATTTGCTCTAATCGCTTTCCATGCAGCAGGTAATCCTTTTAATGGAACATCAGCTAGGTCAGATAAAATAATATTACCAAAAACATTATTGACGTGAACTGTTGGATTCCATGCAGTTTTAGATACTTTCCATAATCTATTTAAATTTTTATATCCTTCCCATAATATATTAGATGTTTGTTCTGTATATTTTTTCATACCAACTACATCTTTGTATATACTTTCAGGGACAAACTTACCTGCTAATTTACCATACTTAAAAGTTTCTGTACCTTCTATTTTTGCATCAGGCACTCTTAAAAATCTACCCGGTAAATCTGCCATTTGAGCTTTCGTTCTACCTCTAGGGTCTACTGAAAATTTATTTGCTATGTCTGCAAAGTATTGATATTTTGCAATAGTTCTAGACATAACTAAACCTGTGTACTCCATAGATATAGCTGCGTTTTCTACTTCACCTAAAAATTTTCTTTCAGGTTTAGAATATTCCCAACGCAACTCTACTTTGTCTGTAGGTTTTAATAATTTTCTTTCTACTGCCTCGTCTGCTATTTCTTCAAATAAAGGTTGCTTTGTTTCTTTATCAATAGTAGCTTTTGTTTTAGTTTTTATTTTATAGAGTTTACCATTTATAAGTTCTATATCTGGTGGAAGTTCCCATCCTCTGTGACTTTCATCTACTACACCATCCACAGTATTTTTATCAAATCTTAATTTAGTTAAGTAATCATTAACTGTATACTCTCTTACTAAACCTCTATTTCTTAATTCATCACCGATTCTTTTAACTTCTAAATTTATACTTCTTGCTTTTTCACTGCCACCTTTTATTCTGCCTTTATTATATAATCTCATCAAATATTTCTTTTGATTTCTTGCAGCAGTTTCTCTTGTTATCAATCCTAAGTCAACATACATTTGTGTCATCTTAGTTATTCTAGTTCTTGCCATTTTAGCAAGTCTTAATATTTTATCCGGTATTTCATCTGAATCCATAGTCAATCTTTTACCAGATAAATCAGTTATTTCATCACCTTCTAATAGATTATATAAAAATTTTTGTTCGTCAGGTTTTAGCTCTTCCATTTTTTTAGCTATTCTAACCATTTGAGAAGCTAATCTATTTTCTAAACCTTGAGCAGCTATTTCTAATTGTCTAGCTTGTTTAGGTAAACCTACTCTATCTATAAATAATCTTCCAAATAATTCAGGATAAGATTCTATAAATACTTCTTGGTCTGCACCCTCACCTAATACTGTTTCTTTTCTTAAACCTAAAGTTTCTGTTGCTGTTTTAGATTTTAAAAATCTTATACCACCATATCCTGCAGCAGCACCTGCTACCATTCTTGCAAATCTTGTACTTAATGCGGGAGCTTCGCCATCATCTGTAGGGTCTATTGTAAATCCTGTTAGACCACCGGCAAAAGCTGTACCACCTTCGCCTGTTTTAATTATAGCTAAACCTTTTTTACCTATTCTTTTTTCATAATTATTTTGAAAACCACGAAGCATCCTAGATAAAAACCATACAGGTCTATCATCTATTTTAGTGGGTATGTCATTTCTTCTTTTTGTAAATGGGAAAGGTATTTTAGGACTGTCTTTGCGAAATAAACTTATAAGAGAATCTAATACACTTGGTGGTTCATCCGCTATATCTTTATCCCCTCTTAAAAGCACATCTTCTTTTCCTGTTGTTTCTATAGGTCGAACTGCATCTGTTTCTGGGTCAACTGCTCTGCCTGTTCTAGAAGCACCTTGTACTTGAACTTTAGTGCCACCTCTAGCTAAAGTTTCTGCTTCACTTAAATTTTTTATTTTAAATACAGGGACATCTACACCTTTACCTGTTAATTTAAATTTTGCTTTTCTAAATGCTCCTGCACCGGTAGCAACTATACCACCACCTACAGCACCAAAACCTGCTTGTTTAAATCTACTATCTAGTAATGGATTTTCATCATCTACATATCCTGTAGCACCTGCTATAGCACCTGATACCATGCCATATTTACCCATTTGATATAAATTTTTTGCTTTACCAAAAGGTATTAACCATGATGCAGGGTCTAATAAAGCACCGCCAAAGTATGCTGCAGTTACCCATCCACCATTAGGTCCTTGCATTAATTCATTAAGTTTTTTTTGTTTAGCTTTTTCTTCTTCTTCATTAATACCTGCTATTTGTTTTACACCTCTAAAGGTATCTGCAAAACCTAATTTAAATGCGTAAGCAACAGCGTTGTCTACCTCTGGTGGGTCTACTGGTCCTAAGTTATTTACAAAAGTTTGGTCTTTTTTTACTTCGTCTTCTTTATTTACTTTTCTAAATTTAACTTGACCTTTATCGTCAATATATCTTTCAATAGCCATTGCTATTATCTATCTGTTTTGTTCCATTCTAGGAGGTAGTTTCTTTTCTTTTTCTGGTAATTTATCACCGGTTTCAGGGTCATACTTTCCTCCATATTTATTATCCCATCTTCTTCCTTTTACAGGGTCATCAGGTCTTTTTCCTACATTATCTGTTGTCTCTTCTTTTTTTGGTGGCACAGTATCACCACTTTCTAATTCATTTTTAAGGTCTCGTATATCATCCATTCGACTATTATATACATATATATTTAAAGATTTTGTTTCTTCTGCTATTCTAGTCATTTCTTCTACGTTACCTTCTTCTAAAGCTGAATTAAATTCTGCGTTATCTAAACTTGGGTCGTCAGGACCTACTTGTGTTAAATATTTTAAGTTATCTCCTTGATAAGAAGGAACAGAATCTTTGTATAATACTTCTGCCAAAGCAGTTTGGTCATCTATTTCTATCTGTAATAGCTTTGCATTTTCTTGTAAAATTTTAACTTTATTAAATACATCTTGTACTAAAGGATTTTGATATGTACCATCATCATTTCTTAAATAATCTTCTTCATCTTCATCTATATAAAGTTTTTGGAAATCTCCAATAACTTTATTTTTTTCCATCATAGATAATTTTGATTTAACATCCATACCGGGACCTGCTTGAAAATTAGGGTCTATAGTTTTTGTATCTATTGTTCCTGTTTCTGTTTGAATATCTTTTAGTCCTCTTTGTTCTATATCTCTTGTAAATATACTAGATGTTCCTTTAAATAAATTAACTTGGTCTTGTAAATTTTGAGTTAACTCTTCTTCTTTTAATTTTAATTTTTTCTGTCTTTCTTCTACAAAGGATGTATCTGTAGTGTCTTTATATTTATCTAATTCAGTTCTAACTACATCTGCATCTTGTTGTAAAAGCAAACTTAATCTATTAGGGTCTGTCCCTACAAAACTATTTAATTTTCCAACATAGTCGTCACCTACTAATGAGGCTACTTGTTTAAATGTATCTATGTTAGCTTTTTCTTCATCAAAGTATTCATTATATTTTTTTTGTATTTCATTTTTTTTATTGACTGCTCTTTCTCTATAGGTGTCAATTCTATCTCTCATCTCTTGTCTTTTATCTTCAATACCCTCTAAAGCACCAGTTGCTATTTGTCTAAAAGTTCTTGAACTTAATAATCCCATTATTCTTCCTCCTTTTCAGGTTTACCCATTAGTCCTGTGCTAGGTGTTTCTTCTTTAACTTCTTTCATTTCGTCTTGTTCTTTAGGTGATACTTTAATTACAGTTCTAATTAATTGTTTAGTTTCATCTTGTTTAGGTTTGTTTAATTTTATTTTTTCTATACCTGCTTTTTTACCAATAGCTAATATCATCTTTGCAACAATAGGTGTTAATAATAATCCTACATCGGGATTAAATTTACCCTCTACAAATCCTGCAAATACTATTACTTTTGTTATTTCTTCTACAGTTAAACCTGCTTCTAATAATACAATAACTTTTTCCATTGCAGCATCAGAGTGCAATCCTTCCCATATTTGCATTGATGCATCTTCTACTGTAGAAAATTGTGGAGCATGTTCCCAAGGATAGTTTCTTGGTGTATCTGTCAAAGACTGACCCGGTACTGGTGCGTCAAATGGATTTGTTGTTCTTTCTGCCATTACACATCCCCCATATAGTCTCTTAAATAATTATCCCAAAACTGTTGTGTTTGTTTATAAGATACCTGTTGTATTGCTGCCGCTTGACCCGGTGCATCTAATTCTTGTGTTCTTTCAAAACCATAACTATCTGTACCTACTTTGTATCTGTCAAAGTCTACTTTATAGTCTCTTGCTCTAATAGTATCATCACCAGAATCTCCACCACCTAAAAAGTCTTTACCTACAGATATTAATTGTGTTAATGTTGATATATCCATGTTTACTCCTATGTAGCTGTTGCAGGTTGATTATTAGGTAATATGCTTTCAAATATTTCTAAACCTAATCTACCTATCAATCCATTAAGTGCTGCTTTACTTTCTTCATCATATAAAGCCATTGTTGTTTCTCTTTCTAATGCAGCCATTGCAATATTGTGCGCTCTATCTTTATTATTTTCAGATGCTGTATTTACCCAAGATGCTTCATCTCTCCACTGTTGCCATAAAGAAGATAATGCAAAGTTAGATATCTGTAATAAGTTTTGTGCATCTGTTTGATTAGCCGCATTAATAGCTGCAGTGTTTGCAGTATTAAGTTGTCTTCTCCAAGTTACATTTGATTGGTCAATAACTCTTTGATTTTCTACATTAAATCTTTGTCTTTGGTCTTCTAACTGTGAATTAAACTGATTGATAGCTGCTTCTCTTTGTGAATCTGCTTCATTAACTGCTAATTCATTTTGTGCATTTTGTGCAGCTATTTTATTTTGTTCTGCTGTTGCATATTGATTCATTGCATCTGTTCTTTGTGCGTTGGCTGTTCTAACAGATGTATTTAAATTAGAAAAGAATTGGTCAGTCTGTGCTTGACTCTGAGAATTAAACTGCAATGCTGCGTTTGTAGCAGCTTGGTCTGAGAATAAAGATTGTTGTCTTATTTGTAAATTAGCTAAACTTGTTTGTTGAGTATTATTAAGATTAGCCATATCCATTTGTAGATAAGCATTAGCATTTGTTAGTGCAGCTTGTTGTCTATTATTTAAATTTGCAAAGATTGCATCTTTATAAAATGCTGCATCTTGTTGTGCAATGGGAATAGAAGCTGATATAATACCTTGTGCTAAAGCTTCTGCTGCAATACTAGAAGAACCTAATCCTCTTTGTTGCATTGCTGAGTCTACTAATTTTTTGGCCCCTTGTGCAAATGCAGGTAAAGGTGCGCCTTGATTTACTGCATCTGAAATTGATTGTGATATGTTAGCAAGTTGTCCTTGCACAGTAGCTTCTGGTGGTAAAGCAGTTAAGTCCTCTTGTGCTGCAACCATAGGTTGTGTAACTGTTCCTTGTGCTGCTGTAGCTTGTGGAAGTTGTCCTGCTGTAGTAGCTGCAGTATAGTCATAAGTATTTGCTGCAGGTACAGGTGTTTGTGTAACTTGTGTAGCTGTTGGTGTAGCTGCTGCCTGAATAGTAGGTGCAGGTCTACTCATAGGTGTAGCTGCTGCTACAGTTCCTTGTAATCCGGGTGTTGTTTGTAATTGATTAGGTGTTACGGCCTGTAACGCAAGATTAGGTAGAACTCTTCCACCTTCAGGTAATGTTGGTTGTCTTACTGCAGCACCAACTTGTGCTTGTGCAAATTGTGATGGGTCCGTTAGTGTTGGTTGAGGTGTAGAGGGTTGTTGAGTGGTGGTTGTTGTTTGTTGAGTTACTGGTTGTGTTTCAGTAATATTATCATCCATAAATTTTTTATATGAATCTTCATCACCAAACTGTTGTTTTTGTTGGTCAGTTAAATCTGCAAATGATTTATAAGTTGCCATTAATTATCTCCTATTAAATAAGATTCCATCCACATAATCTTTTCTTTTATAATAGCAATGTCTTGTTGCATCTGAGTAACAGAGTCAGCTTTTTTTTCTACAGCTTCTAATCTTTCACTCCACATGCCCCATGTCATAGCTAAACTAGCTATAATAACTATGTATGGTAATATTATTTTTAAATCTATTTTCATTATTTCATCCCTGCTAACGGATTAGCTAAAGTTTTTTGTATAGTTTCCTGTACCTCTTCTTCAAGATTAGCCATATCTTCTTCTATTGATTTAACTAATTCTTTTAATTCTCTTTCATTAGTTCTAGAGTCTTCTTTAACTCGTGTCTCGACATCTTCCACGATAGTCTCAATTCTGCGGACATCCCCTTTAAGGTCATTCTTTAATTCTTTTGCAACATCAGCCACTAGATTTACTTCTTCTAATATCATGGATAATTCACTTTGTAACATAGTAACTTCTTGTTGTATTAGTTCTATTCTTTTATCATAGTCAGATAGGTCCGGGCTTACAAAAGAATTTATTTTTTGCTCCATAGATTTATATCTTTGTAGCACTTCAAAGCCTCCCCATAGGCCACCAATAAGTGTACCTAATAATGGAACTATAAGTAGTAGCTTTGAGCCACCTACTTTTACTCCCTTGTATTCTATTTCTGCCATATATCTCCTATCTATTATATTGACTATCTACTATCTGATTAAATGTATTATCACTATCTATTGTCATAAAATAATTAGCAATATTATTATCTGATAATTCTGTGTCAGGTAATTCTACATCTGTAAAAAAACCTTGTATTTCAGATAACTGTGTGTCTACAAAAAAACTTTTACTGTTTGCTAATACTTGCATTACTATTAAAGTTTTTATTTGATTGTTTGCTTCGTATCTGCCTTTGTCACCCATCTTCTTAATAATCTTTGTAGCAGCTTTTTGTTTTTCTTCTTGCTTCGGTTTTTCTATAGGTTCTTGAGCAGGTTCTTGTTCTTCTTTCTGTTGTACACTTTCTTGCTCATCACTACTCTCATCTTCCATAGTGGATTCTTCAGTAGCTTCGCTATCGGGTTTTGTTTGTTCAACTTCTTCTGTTGGTTCATTTTGTTCACTATCAGTATCAGCTTCCACAACAGGTTCTTCGTTTGTAGATTCCGATGTATCCATAGTTGGTTCTTGTGTTTCAGGTTCAACATTAATTTCTACCTCTGGCATTTCTATTTCTATATCAAAATCTACCTCTAGTTCTACTTCTACAGTTTCATAAGAAAAGTCTTCTACAGTTTCATTGACAGGTTCTAATGTAAAAACAGGAGCATCTTGTATAGGTTCATTAAACTCAAATATAGTTTCTACTACATCTATTATTTCTGTAGGTACATCTGTATTTAATGCTACAAACATTTCCACTGTAGTTATTTCTTGAGTAACTATTGTGTTGACAACATTATATAAAACATTTATACTAACATCATCAAATAGTGGACCTATTGCAAGATTAATATCCCTACCACCAACTTCTACAACTAGTCTATTTAAACTTCCTGCAAAGTCAAAATTACCTGTGTATTGTTGATATCCACTTGTAACACCTGTTTCAGATAATATATCTGTTCCACTAAATACCGAAGTGTTACCATTACGACCTGTAATGTGCATGTAGATTCTATCTTGAGGGTCTCGTTTATCTACACTTATAGTATACACTACTTGACCACCTTTGTCAATAGTTAAATCACTTATATCTACAGTCTGTATAAATGTTGTACCCATACCAGATACACCCATTGAAGATGTAGAATTACCACTACCAGTAATCTGTGCGCATCTATCTGTGCCTAATTCATAACAATTAGAACCTGTAGGCATATTAGCAGGACCTTGACCACCCCAGTCTGTATCCATATCACCTTCTTTATTAGATGACACATAGCCGTTGTTTCCGTCTAATATATCGCCTGAGTCTTGATTACTAATAGTAGTAGTAGTAATATCAGTAACAGTGGTAGTAATAGTTGTAACACCTGTTCCGTCTTGCGTTGTTTCTTCCGTAATGGTTTCAACAATGACTTCTTCGGTCCCCGGTGTACATAAACCTAGTGTAGTGTTTGTACAATCTGCTTTTAGACTAGAGTAACAGAAGGAAAGCCAGACCACTAAGAATAGCTGCTGCACCAACTTTATCATCATTATTTATTCCTGCATCTAGTTCTCTAAGTAATGCTTGTTTATCTTCTTCTAATTTTTTTTGTTCTTCTTGTTCTAATTTAAATATTTCTTGTGCAGCTTTTTCTTGTTCTAATTCTGCTTTTTCTATAGATAAAAATACTTTACTACCCGCAGGAACTAAATGTCTGTGAGATTCCCACCCCTTCTTTGCGTCTTCACCTATAGCTCCCATAAACGGACAATAAGTTGCAGACATCCACATTGCATCAAAAATACGATAGTCTGCGCAAAGTGTAGAAACTGCAGCGACTTTCATATTCATGGAGTAAAGTGACCTTGCTAATTTAATCATTTCACAATTCATGTCTCTTACTGTAACCCCTGAACTAATACCTAATACTTGGGTTTGAATTGCTCCGCTATAAGCCGACTTACATATATCACTGTTATTTACGACCACGGATGGACTTGAAGCTGTAGGTGGCGTATTGTTTGTAACCACCGTGCTAGACACCGTATTCGTGTCTGCTGCTTTAGCATCAGTAAATATAGCTACTGTTGTAAATAAAGCTAGTATAATTAATAACTGTTTCACTATTGAATCCTTAAAGGTTTCATTTTACGAATCATTGCTTTGTTCTTATCTTTCTTTCTTTTCTCAAACATATCTGCAGCAGTCATTCTACCTGCAGTAGGTTTAGCTGTTACATCTGTTCTCATTTTAGGAGACATAGGTTTAGATGTTTGTTTAGATTCTACCATAGGACCACGAATAGGTTTCATTCTTTTTTTCATAGATGCAGTAGTCTTTGCAACTATCTTAGGTTTTTCTGGAGCAGGTTGAGGTTTAATCTTAGACTTTAGTT